CAATCGTGCTTGCCAGTTTCTTCGCTTCTGCTGATTTTTCATCGCTTGTTGCTCTAATTGCTAAGAGCAAGGCGAGTGATAAAGCGGCTGCGTGACTTTTGGGTTCGTAGGATTGAGGCATTGGTTTGGAACGATGTGAGACAAACGTCTCAGAACTTTTGAGACAGGCCACCCATACGGGCAAGCCTTTCGTATTCACGGACAAGACGTGCATAGTCTTGAACGTTGCCGTCTTCGTAAGCGTCAATCAGCATCTGACGAGTCATGCGCATGAGAGCGTCACGATCTTCCATGCTGATCATTGGAACGGGCTCCGCTTCGATCGTGAGATCTTCAATCTCGCGAGACTGGTCTGCCTCATCTACGTCACGGTAAGCAGTGGCGCGGCTGAGGTGATACTTGCGTTGAAGCGTTGAAGCAACGTCCGCTTTGCGGAAGCCAAGGTCAAGAAGGCGCTTAGCATTGAGCTGATGCGCTTCCCTTAGTTCATTGGAGCGTTTCATCAGTAAAGGTCGGAGCATTGACCTGACAAGGTGTCAGGGACGTTAGGGCGATCAGTCATTTCAAATTGAACGCCAGGATTTTGCTGTTTGGCGTCACGGAGCATCGACTGTGCCAAGTGCTCAGGGCATTTTTTGCCTGAATTCAGGTCGGGGATGACGTTGTAGATCTCCCACGGTTCAAAGGTGCCGTTCTGTCGGGGCGCTGAACCCCATATAAAAAATGAATAAGCCATTGATAGGGTTGGTGTTGTTGGAGCGGAGCAGGGCTGACCCTTGACTCCTGTCTTACAATACAGATCATTCAGGGAAACCGCAAGCGGCCCATTCATGACTCAGCCAACTAAGACCATTCATTTCTGTGCTGACGAGTGGATGCTTCTTCTCGAAGCCCTCCACTGCTACAAGGACACCAATGATGGCCGTAGGGTCGCCGGTCGCCTTAACTGGGTTCGAGCCAAGCTGGAAGACTGTCGCGCTGAGGAATGCCTGATCCGGCTCAGCGCATAAAAAAAGCCCGGATTGACCGGGCTACATAATGAACGTGTACTCCAGGCAGTCGCAAGCCAAGACGCCATAAGGTTGGGCATCGTGATACTTACTGAAGAATGATTCTTCGGAGCAAGTGATCAATGCACCACCTTTGGTGTCAATGTCTGCGACAATCTCGTCAATCAGTGCTATCTCAGCGTCTCCGCCGTCATCATTCAAGCTGAATGATGTTGCATCTCCGTTGATCAGATAGCTTGCCCAATGTGCGGGCAGATCATACTTTTCGGTGATCATAAGAAAAGACCCGGCGATTAAGCCGGGGTGCTGATTGGTGCGTCAGAACAAAGCCAGAAATAACCATCCGCGTCATGACCGCAAGCGACTAAAACCACTTGCCATTCATTCATCGGACTATTCCGGATCAGTTCGCAGGCTGCGTCCCTGTGATTTTCCCACTCTGAACTCCCCTGGTGCCAGGTTATGGTCTGCCGCCAGGTCACTTCAGAATCCCGTTTGTGAGTTGCCACGATCCGTGAGTCCCTGTGAGTAGTGGGACTCAGGAACCGGGTTTTGATGATTGGTCCGCTAATTAGTCTCACGAATCACTCCGCGTCGTAACCGTCGAACCATTCACCATCCCTGCGGGTTTCGGGACGCTTGCAATGCTCCTGAGCCTCTTTAAGAGTCAGACCGCGTTGTATCACGCGGTTGCTCTTGTTGAGGTGTGGGGCGTAAAACCGGACGATCTTGTAAGTCATTGGTGCGGTGAAATGATCGTAAGGTGATCGGGTAACGAACATAGAAAAAACCCCGGATTAACCGGGGCGATTCAGTGTTAGGCCGTAATCGTTGCGGAGAATCAACTCGAAAGCGTCTAAGACTTTAAGCTTAGAACCTTTTAAGCTGAACTCCTTTTTAACGATTGAGTAAGCACTGGGGCGGTGAGATGAGATCCGAAAACCTTTGGTTTCCATCACCAATCCCTGCCAGAGCATCATCAACCTGTAGGTTCCGATGCTCTCGCCAGTGATCACAAAGCCGTCGTTGCCGAAAGTTTCAACAGTCATGGTGTGACAGTCTCCAGTTTGTGGCGCAGTTCGGGCCGGAGACGCTGTGACAAGGCCAGAAGCTCATAAGCTCTAGCCTCACTGACAGCGCCGCCATAAGTGACCCAGCCGTGTCCCCCAAACTTAGGGTGAGGGACACCGCGCCAAACTTGCATCAGGTAAGCCATCAGCGGATCACCCGGACGTATGTCTGAGTGCCGCTGTGGCTTGGTGCGGTGATGTTGCTAACGAAAGCAACACCGAAAGCACCGGCCGCAACATAGGCGGCCAGCACTGACAGAAAGGACTTCATGATGAAGCCTCCTGCCGTGCTGCTGCCTTGGCATCCTCTGCACGGTTTAGATCCGTCAGCATCGTTAAGAGGCGATCACGATCCCACCGGCTCAGCCGGTCGGTCATGTACTTCTCAACAGCTTCTGTCACCACACCGTAAGGAAGCTCTAGCGTCACAGTGTCGCCGGATGTTTGGCACGTAGCCTCGATCCGTCCACCGCTGATCTCGACACGACCTGTTGTGATCGTGTGGATCGTTTGCGTTTTCGTTTCCATTAGTAGGGAATCAGTAGAGCTGGCTTTTTACGTTTGCTGAGAGCGCGCTCCGTGGAGCATGAACCGCTGGGAACAGTTGTGGGCGCTGCTGGGATGAACCCGGCTTAACCGCTGAATCCTGCGGATCGCTCTCAGACTGTATGAAGTGGGCGACCTGGGCGTAACGAGCTTGCGGCGCGCGGTGGCTAACCGGTTCGGGCTACGTCAGGCGTTGCACGTTGTGGGTCGGGACTACTTCCCCGCTTGCTTTGTATTGTATCACGCGATTGGTGATACTGGCAACTCCGGCTAGGTGAGATTAACTCTCCCTCCCTTTGTTGTTATCGTTATTGTAGCACCTCAATGGGTACACACAAGGGGGGTAGTGTTCGGTTTGTCAGCTGTCACATGTGATAGCCCCTGAACCTAAACATATTTCCGCACAACAGTATTCGTGTAATAAAAAAGCCCCCTAGGGTGGGGGCAGGGGTCTGAAGTTGTGAGCGTGGGGATCAGTCGCCCTTATCTTCGATGGAGATCTTAAGTTCAGGCGCTTGGATGTTGACGGTTTCAACGGACTCGCCAATCACCCGTCCAATGGAGTCGAGCACCTGGCTTGCGGTTTGCAACTGTCCTTTCTTCAGGGCCTGATGGAACAGTTTGGTGCGCATGTGTTGAAGACGCGCCAGCATATTTTCGCGGTCACGTTGCCAGTCTTCTTCGTTCCATTCTTTAATGGCTGCCCAATCGCGCCAAGCGGTAGCGATTCCGATTTGTTCTTTTTCCGCGTGGTCGTAAACAAGCGCCCGAGCGGACAATCCGTCTAGCTGCCGACGGTACAAACGCCGCCTACGGTCTTCAATAACAGCATCAGGCGAGCGTCCGGGATTCATTGCATATTTGACTGCTGTTCCCTGATGTTACCCCTTGCTAAGGCCATTTGAAGGGGGGTAGGGGTTGAAAACCTGTGTAATGTACTAGGCATGAGCGTGAAATCCGAGCCAGTCAGCCTTCGATGGGCACAAGGCCAAGTTTTTTCGAGCGACAAACGCTTCAGAGTTTTAGTTGCCGGTCGTCGATTCGGCAAATCATATCTTTCATGCGTTGAGCTACTTCGTGGGGCGCTCAACCGACCCGGCGAAACCTTCTTTTATTGCGCTCCGACTTATCGGATGGCCAAAGATATTGCGTGGAGAGCGTTAAAAAAGCTGGTTCCAAAGGTTTGGATCAAGAGTAAGAACGAAACAGACCTACGAATTGAGCTAATTAACGGTTCGACGATCGAATTGAAGGGTACGGAGAACGCAATGGCGCTTCGTGGCCGAAGTTTGTCGGGCGTAGTGCTTGATGAGGCCGCTTTTATGGATTCGGAGGTGTGGTTTGAGGTAATTCGACCTGCTTTGGCGGATAAGGAGGGTTGGGCGTTGTTTATTTCGACGCCAGACGGTACAGCTAGCTGGTTTTACGACTTGTGGTGTTATGTCCCAGACG